TGGGATGAATTAAAAACAGGTGTGCCTATGCATTTTAATGATTGTAAAAAAATATTTAACAAGATGAATAAGAACTGGGACAAAAAACTATTTAAAGCTATGGTTAAGGATCAATTCTATGGCATAGATGATTTAAAAAATAAATATGGTTTACAAACAGAAACAGAATGGCAAGAAGCATTAGATGAATTAGGTAATGAAGACATAAGAAAGATAACAAAACTAATAAATACAGGAGAAGATTTATCTAGTCCACCAAGAATAAGTATATCTACTATACATGGAGTAAAAGGAAATGAAAGAGAGAATGTAGTAATTAATACAGAACTATCTGGAGCAGCATACGATGAGTATCAAAAGAATCCAGATGATACACACAGATTGTTTT